GTAGTTATCATTTTTCTTAAAGTCAGAGAGTGTGCCAATTTTTGCAATTCTTCTGTAAGTGGTGTTTGCTCTTTTATGACCTTCTTGATATGACTTGTTAATTGTCTGCTCAACAATCGAAGGGAAAGCAGAAGTCGGGTTGAGATATCCACGCATCATATAACGATAGATTTCATCCGCACTCTTTAAGTGAAGATTTTTTTCGCTGCAGCCTTCTTTTTCCATACATTCAATTGCAAGACCTTTGAGTGACATTCCTCTAAGGTCTCTTGCGCCGTCTGAAGGATTTGAAAGAGTAATTCCTGACCTGAGCATAAGCGCATCGGTTGCCGCATTTCTGAATTTATCCGCTTCGTCAGCTTCAACTCGAACGCTACCACTTGTAACGATACCGCCGTTATTGCTTTGGAGACGTTCAAGAATCGCAGCTCTGACACTATCTACGCTCGAGCCGTCGTTAATGAAAGCAGTTGGGTCAACATCAAAGCTTCTGCAAATAGCATTAATCTCAATGCATCTCTGTCTTTCTTTGCCTGCTGCAAGATTTCTTTGAGAATCGCCGCCGTTCTGCGCCGGTGCGCCGTCAGGCTCGTTATCTCGCTTTAATTCGTCTATTTGACTTTGCAAACTGTCAAAAGAACGCTGTTCGTCCTCATTAAGACTTCTGCCGTTTTCAGCTTTTGCCTTATCTACAATAGCCTGCTGTTTCTTAATGAGGGCATTAAGTTTTTCTTTCTTGTTCATCTTGTTCATATTTAACCTCCTATAATGAACATTTATTTTGATTTATTTTGATTTGCGCTTCTGCAAGTTCCTTGGAAATGCCTGCATCAAACGCAACTTCAAAATCTCTTGAAACGCCGACGGTAGGGTCGGCTGGAACGGAAACGATTGAAATTTCAAACGGTTCCCATTGTCGTGCAATATAGCACGGACCGGCAAAGCGTTTATCTGCTGATACAGAGTTAGCGGCTACATTTTCAATGCTTTTTATTCTGTAACCTACAGATGTGCTTTGAAGCGTTTTGTTTTTGACTTTCTCGTAAATTTCGTTAGATTTTTCGTCTTCGTCAAATCTGATTTCAGCAACGCCACGATTATCCTCAATCCACGCTTTGAGCACTTTTCCGATAACAATATCCCTGTTGTGGTTAAAAAGGACACAACCGATTTCGTTCAGTCTTGTTAAATCGACTGCGCCGTCTGAGTGGTCGAGTATTTCGGTTTCGCCAAAACGTGTATATGGTTCTTCCGAGCTAAAACTCAGTATTACCGTCCTTTTTTCTTCATTAATTTCACGAAGTTTAAACGGCAATGAGCGTGTGCCGATTGCTTTATTTCTTTTGTCCATATAAAATACCTCCTATATCAATGCCGACATTTTTGCCGTAATCGTTGATTTCTGCAATTTCCTCAAGCGTTTCCTTCCAATCCTTGCCCTTTTCAGCGCAAAGCTCGGCAAAGGTTTTCTGCATCGTAGAAAGTGCAATTTTATCTGCATTTGCTTCTTTAAGTGGGTCAATCCATTTTTTGGGCGATTTGACCCATTCGTGTTTAAAATATTTGTTTTTATTTTTCCAAAAATCAGGAATAATCACAGCGCCACTTAAAACGCAGGAAATAACAAATGTTTCGTATATTTCGTCCATAGCGTTGTTAAGCTGTTCAATTTCTTCGCCGTAGGTTTCTTCGTCCTCAATTATTCCTTGACGTGCCGATGAGTAATTAGATTCGCTCATATCACGAGAGGTTGCTTCGTAGCTTAAGCCTTGACCTGATGCAATTAATCTTTGCTGTATTTTGATAAATTGAGCAGAGTCGGACGATTGTCCGCTCGGATTGACTACCTGAATTTCGTCGCCTGCATTAAGTTCGGTTATCATACCGGGGGCAAGCGTTTTTTCGTTATAGTTTGTAAGATTTCCGCCGTTAGTTCCTGCTCTGCCTAAGCCTGTCCCGGCAGTCGGCATTACTCGTTTTACAAAAACAGACAAACAAGCTGCTATTCTCTCTTTGACTGAAACAGCAGTCATAAATTCAGTAATGTCACGAACCCTTGTAACTGACGGCGAAAGGTCGGATATTTCACGAATTTGCGTTGGTCGGGTTTTGGTGAAATAGAAAATTACATTTTTTGCTTCAATGTATTTTGGTGGCAAAAGAGTAAAGCCGTCGGGAGCAAATTGTCTAAACCAATAGCCTACCGGCTTGCTGAATTCATCAAATTCAATACCGTCTACTACTCTGTTGTTTTTGGAATGAGCCACTTTTTGCGTTAAATCAAGCGAGTCTACCTCCATAAGCTGAAGCTTAAAGGGGAGCAATCCGCCCTTCGAAAAAACCTTTACAAATAAAATACCGCCGTCAACCTTTTTTCTGACAGCGGCCATTCTTAATATTTCAGTGAAGCTCTGTGTGCCTGTAATATCGCAGTTTTTTGCTTTACACCATTCTTCCCAAAGCTCATTGAGTCCTTTGCAAAGTTCTTGATTTTCGGGTATTGTTATTTTCAGTTTAAAGCCTGAGCCAACGACATTGCGCTTGAAAGCCTTAATGACACCGTTCATAACGTCTGAATTCCTTTCAAGGTCTCTTGCCCTTGCTCTGACAACATCACGGTCCATTCGGTCGGTTATTTGCGCATTTTGGTTAATCGCTCGCCAATTATTACGGTGGTAACTGCCGGCATCGTAGTTACTTCGTATTTCGTCAATAGCGCCACGATATGAGAGTCTCGCATAACCTCGTTGCGGACTAAAGAAAGAAATCACTTTATCTACAACATTTTCCACATAATCACCTTCCTTCAAATAGTGCAACATACGTATTATCAAAAAACGGACTTTCACCCGATTGATTAACTCTTGACTCCAACTCTTTTTTGAGGGCAACAAGGTCAGTTAAATTTGCTCTTGTAAGCGACCTGCTGCCTATTTTGTAACTTTGACCGCCAACGGCAATAGCCTTAATAGCATCGTTAATATATCGCAGCATTTGTTCATCGGAAATACTGTTTTCCTCAAACACTTCTTTTATTTCACTCATTTGTTAGCCACCCTTCATTTACATTTATCCAATTATTTTCATTATTGCTTTGCGGCGCAGGCTTTGTTTCTTGCGGCATTTCCAAAGTGTCAAGGTGTAAAGTTCTTACTCCCTTAATATCTGCCGCCGCCATTGCATATTTTTCGCAGTCGCCGTAATGGTTGTCAGCGTGAGACTTTTTCAACTCCCACTGTTCTGTAACTCTGCCGCCTGCGGTTTTAACCTTGATTTTATGCTCGGCCGTGACTTGTTCGGCATAGTTGCGGTCGCAGTTTTTATATACCATCCAAGAGCCTCGACAGTTAGGCTTATTCATTCGTGAATATATCATATCCATATATTTTCCGCCGTCTACAATAACAAGCTGCATACCATTAGCCATACTTGTTGAACGATTAATTTTGCTAATCTTAAAGTGCGACATAAGCGGATGCGATGAGCCTTTCACCGGGTAAGCCCAATCTGAATTGCAGGCGCAGAAATCATATACTGCATCGGTGTTATCACCGGAGTCAATCAGCGCTATTTGGACGATTCGCCGCTCACCCGATTCTGTTAGATATTCACGATTCATTATTTCTTCCAAGTCATTGAAGCTTAAAGCTTGACCGTGAGCTATGTTTTGCGAGGTAATATAGTCGCCAAAGGCTCGAATGGTCCAATAAAGCGAGCTTTCCTGCACGTCAACGCCGGCGGTGAGGAGCTTGCACCAATCAGGAACGATAAATTCTTCAAGTTCGGTTTGTCTTTCAAGAACCAAATCGGCATTTGTTTTTACTTTTGTATCTTCCCAAGGCTCTGCAAGCCAAGAGTTTACAAAGTTTTGGAAGGCTTCGCTATCATCTTTTGTAAGCAAAAACTCTTTTGCTATTTCCGAAAAGCGGACAAAAGGCGAATAAAGAGTGTTCATCCAAAACGCAATGTTTTTTGGAAATTCCGTTTTCTTTTCGATTGCTTTCCATTTTCCTGCTCTAAGCATTTGTTGCTTATGCGCATCGGTTATAACAGAGCCACATTCCTGACATACATAAAACGCACGTTCGGCTCTGTCTACAAGCGGAATGCTTTTATCATCGCTCCATTTTATTTGGCTGAATTTCAGCTCAATTAATTTGCCGCAATGAGGGCAGGGGACGAAATAATGCCTTTCCTCGTCAGCCTTTTCGAGTTCTTGCCAGATATGCCCGGTTTTTAATGTTGGCGTTGAGGTTACAAAAATTTTTCTGTCGGGAAAAGTCTTTGTTCGCTCGGTTGCAAGCTTAATCGGGTCTGCTTCTTTTTTTGCTCTCGCCGGATATTTATCAACCTCATCGAGAAAAAGAAACTTGATAGGCTTTGAGGATATACCTGTCGGTGAATTTGCACCTGTAAGGCTTAAGTACATATTATCAAATTGCAATTCGAGCAATTCAGAATCATTATCTTTAAAATGTTTTTCGAGTTGAGGCGAAATTCTAAGCATTGGTTGTAATCTGTTTTCAGAAACAGAACGAGCCAAATCCTCGGTTGGATAAACAATCATTGACGGAGCAGCATTCTGCGCAACAACGTAGCCTATCATATTATGTAGAGCTTCAGTACCGCCGACCTGTGTAGGCTTGACGAAAATAATCTTTTCCGTA